CCGCGCAAAGCTGTAATGCGCGAAGTCTTTTAGCGTCAGGCCAAGCCGTAAGGCATCAGCCAAGGGCACTTCCAAGTAGCCGTGCCCAGCGTCAATGTGATAGGTATATTCTTTCATTACGCAGCCTCCTCTAGCGCGTTCACTTTTCTTTCCAGCGTTGGCATGTCTGCAATAAATGCATGACGCGCACGATCAGACAACTTCGCCCAACCTGCATTCGCACACAGGTACAAAGTCGTTTCAGCATTGGGGTGCGAGAACCCTTCGCCATCACCCGCTGGGATTTCCATAACCAGATCCCCGACAGACAGGCTACGCAAACCCTTGGCATGATAGCTTGGTTGAACAGCCTCGCATCCCCATGGCGCGTTGTCATACTCAAACATCTGTTCAACACTGTCAGCCATGGCTGTGATGCCGTGGACATAAACGTTGTGCATTGTTGCTGCCAAAACATCCACTTCTCTCTCAATGCAATCCGCGTCAGACAAGCCGCCGATAGAATGCGAAACAGCCGCATAGGCTGCAAGCTTTGGGGTTGCGCCCCAGCCGCCATGTCTGACAGTCTCACCATTTACGATGTCGCGATCCACCTTTGTCAGGTGCGCTTTGAAAACTAAAAACTTAGGCATTTCTCACTCCTCTTTTGAACCATCCTTGCGCCACCAACAGGCGGCGCAAAAAAAGTTCAAACGAACTTTACGCAGCGAACTGCGCCATCACGGCATTCACGTCTGTGTTCTCTTCAGACGCAGCAGCCTCAGCAGCCTTAGCTGCCTCAGCATTACGGTAGGCAGTACGTGCAGCCAAAAGCTCCCGCATGATATCCTCGAACTGCTCAAGCTCTGCGTCATCAAGGCCATCCTTGAACACGTCACCCTGAACCGCGTTGCCCTTGTCATCCTTCTTTGTGGACCACTTACCGACAACCTGCTCAGCCAACCGCTGGGCTTTGGACTTACCGCCCTCACCTTTGACCAGCTTCGCCAGCTTGTTCTCGCTGTCGATATTGTGGGTCTCAAAGAACTCGCCAACCATGGTGGCCGTGGCATTCGCCATGCCGCCGATCTCAAAGTGGCGTATCGCACCAACTGAGTTCTCCATGTACCGCTTGATGGTGGCCTCTTTCAGACCAGCAACAGCGAGGGCTTCCCGCACTTGCTTTGAAGCAGCACGGGGCAGGTTACCCTTGACCAACTTGACAGGGGCAAGCGCGGCAATAAGCTCGCAATAGGCCCCGATCTTGTGACCATTGGCAACCTCGTTGTTTGCCTTGTTGTCGGCTTTCAAAGAACCGATCTGTTGCTCCGCTTTGCCGATCAGGTTTACGGTTGCGTCTTGAATTTGAAATGCTGATTTTGTCATCTGTATCTTCCTTCTAGGCTGACAATGTTATGGGCGATTTTACCCTCAATGCCCCGCATGATAACGGGGCATGTAGTGTAAAACCTATGCTGCGTTTGTTCCGATTATGTGACCAAGCACCATAACCTTCTGCATCATGGCGCTGACGTGAAAGATGTTTTCAGGATCAAATGTTTCCATGAAATCCTCATGCAGGAACTCATCACATTTCAAGCTGAAACATCTGCCATCCGGCATAGCCAGAGAGTAATGCCAAGCACTTCGCATTTCCTGCGTTGATCTGATGGTCAGGCAGTGCTCACCTAGATCACCCTTCATGGTGATTGTCATGCTGATGCCCAGCTTGTTCACGCCTAGCAGTTTAGAAGTAATTGAAGCCATTGTGTTCTCCTCTCTCACACATTTACTTGATAATGTTCTTCAGCATATCCAGCGGGGAACATGTCTAAGAACTCGTTAGTCTTGAGCATATCGCTCACCTCATCCCATGACATGTATGCCAAGCAAGCTTGCAGCATCTGCCGCTCAGTGGCTGTATGGGTATCGACTAAGGCCATCGCCAGATCTCTGGGTGTGTTCATGGTTTTTCTCCTGTTAAAACTGAACCATCCAAGCACCAGCCCACAGCCGGTGCTTACAAAGTTTAGTTCACATTGTGGGCTTCAAAGCGTCACTACTACTGCAAGCTGGTGTTCTCTACATTCAACCGCCTCACTAGCCCGTTTCCCAGTGGCGGCACTCGCAGCGTTTACGTTAGTCTCTGAAATACTCCCACACATTCGAGGGTTGATGCCTCGTAGTGAGCGTCTCATCTGATCGAAACCCTAATGACCTCGCGGTCGGGAATGCCAAACTGGGGCGATTGCCAAGGGCCTTGCGGCGTTGTCCATCGAGGGCTGTGAGCGCTGGGCTCGTTGCCCCCCCGACTTCGATTACCCTTATGACAGCTAAAGGTTCCCTTGTCTACCCCTAATGTTGATTAAAGTTACCTTAGCACTAAAGGCCTTTAAAAGTAGGGGTTTGGCTGGTATAAAAAGTGCAATAGAACTTTTGCAGCGGGGATCTGGATGGACAAGCAGCACGTCAAATCAGGGGTGATTCGCGGGGTATTTTGAGGGGCTGAGAGGGTGTGGTATAATAATACCTCCCATTGAAAACATTGGGTAAATTGGAACAAATCACGCGCAGCACGTCAAAAAAGAGGGAAAAGTCAGGTGGTCTGGAAAATGACAAGAACAGGGCGGTTTTTGGAAGGGTTTCGCGGGGCAGATATTGCAAGCTGCTAGTGGGGTGTAATAATACCACCCACTGAAAACATTGAGAAAAAAGGGCATGAGATGAAAAAAACACCGACAAGCAGCACGTCAAAAGGCAAGCCAAAGCTCACGGTAGTAGCTGCCAGTGAACCAAAAAAAACCCGCAAGAGATCCCCTAACGCTGGAGCAAGTCAGCTTACGGACAAGCAGGAAGCATTTTGCATGGCGGTGATGAGTGGCAGCAGCTTCTCAGAGGCCTACAGAGCAGCGTATGATGCGGAGAACATGGCAGATGCTACAGTGCATAGGGAAGCTTACAGACTGGCAGCAGAGAACCCCAAGGTTTCAACTAGGCTGGAGCAGATGGCTTTGGAAAAAGAAGCGGAGCAGCGCGTGTTGGGCCTCTCTCGAACAGATCTGGTTTTGAAACAGCTTCAAGAGATTGCGTTAAACGAAGATGTGCAGGATGGCGCAAGGGTGCGGGCCTTGGAATTGCTTGGCAAGAACTGCGGGCTATGGATTGATCGTGTGGAAACCACTGACAAGGCGGAGCGTAGCGCGGATGAGATCGAGGCGGATATCGAGGCACGGCTCAAGCGGCTGGGCATGTGAAAAAGAAGTGCTATTGAACTTTTGCCTCGCACACGCACAGAATTAAAAGGAGTTTTACCCCCACCCACCCCCGACCACCCCCCGCGAGCGCGCCCGATTATTCTGACCATACATAGTATTACACACAAATAATCTCAAACACTGGTGAAACACAGACCCCACCCTATGATTGACTTACGGAGATCATGAAGGTTGTGAAGGTTGTGAAGGATTGTTTTGAGGTAATTAGTAGGACCTTGAACTTTTCTAAACTTTTTTCATAAAACAGCATATTATATATTTACTACTATTATATATCAGGTATAGATAAGTTATATATCTGTTAAAGGTATATAACAGTTAAAGGTATATAACTGTTTACCTGATATATATAGGGGGAACGGCTTGCGAGATTTAAGTCAAGTTCTGTCTCAGATATCAAAGCTACCACCCAATGAGAAAGCTGCCCTTCTCAAGGATCTTGAAGCTCTTGAGGATGTGCAGAACAAGAAGAAAGCTAAGGAAGACTTCATTTCCTTTGTGAATCTCATGTGGCCTAGCTTTATTAGTGGGCGGCATCACCAGAAAATGGCGAGTGCGTTTGAACGTGTGGCTAGTGGTGAGTTAAAACGTCTGATTATCAACATGCCACCCCGTCATACCAAGTCAGAGTTCGCCTCTTACTTGCTGCCAGCATGGTTTCTAGGAAAGTATCCTGAAAAGAAAGTCATTCAAACCGCCCACACTGCTGAGTTGGCAGTTGGATTTGGTAGGAAGGTGCGGAACCTCATACAATCTGAGGACTTCCAGAACGTGTTCAGCGGTATAACCCTGTCATCTGACTCTAAAGCGGCAGGAAGGTGGAACACAAACAAGCGCGGTGACTACTTCGCCATTGGTGTTGGTGGGGCAGTTACTGGTAAAGGTGCTGATCTCCTAATTATTGATGATCCTCACTCAGAACAGGACGCACAACAGGGACAATTCAACCCAGAAGTCTATGATCGTGTATATGAATGGTACACATCTGGCCCACGTCAGCGATTACAGCCCGGTGGAGCTATCATTGTCGTGATGACGCGGTGGTCTCTGCGAGATCTCACTGGGCAGATAATGAAATCTACAGGAAATAAAAAAGGTATGGACGACTGGGAGGTGATTGAGTTCCCAGCTATAA